AGTTGAACGGGCTGTAACTTTTACAATCTCGAGATTGTTTGACGTATCAATCAGTGTGGCATAGAAATAGTCACCAGCACTGAGGGTTGGAAATCTGGCTCCTTGCCCAGACTCAAGCACAATCGTCGTTGCGGAACTGTTGATACCCGCATTGAGTGTGCCGAAGGCGTTGTTGGTGACTTTAACTCCCATGATTACTGTCCTTCAGGCGTAGGCACTACAACCCAGTTACCTGCGTCATCATCCCAAGTGTAGCGTTGACCATCATTAGGCATCTGTGTCGGGGCATCCCACAAACAAGTCTGTTCGTTCAGAACCCACTTGCTGTAAGGCTTGGGTGGAATAAACGCATCACGCACCTTGTCGTAGGTGTAACCAATCCCTGCGTAGTTCTTACGCAGAGGTGTACCGCCGTTTGCATGAACACCACCGTGAGTGTTGTAACTGGTCTGAATCCACTCACCGGGACTAGAGTCCACAAACGTATCAAAAAACTCAGGCTCTGCCACAATCACTTGTGCCACGATGCCATCAACAACTTTTGCAAAATGTGCCATTCAAATTCTCCTTATGCCGTAAACGTGCCAGACGATGTAAATGTGTGGATGGTGTAGCCGCCAGACGATGTAACTGTGCCACCTGAACCACGTTGCGAACCAGCGTAGCGAATGACCACAATTCCAGAGCCTCCATTGCCACCAGACACGGCATCATCAGCGGTGTTATCCGTTGCTCCGCCGCCGCCAGAACCAGTATTTGCAGTAGCCGCAACACCATTACTTGGGAATGTTTGCCCAGCATTACCGCCGCCGCCTGAACCACCTGTACCCGGCGTGCCTGAGCTTGTGTAAACACCGCCGCCTCCACCACCTGCACGAGTTACGGCAGAACCAGTAATGTTTGAAGAAACACCTGCACCACCGTTGCCACCAACAGCAGTTGTTCCATTTCCGCCAGCCGCACCAGCGCCGCCTCCGCCACCAGCACCGTAGTTTGGACTTCCTAATCCGTTACCACCAGCATATCCTTGGTTAGAAGTCCCAGCACCGCCAGTTCCAAGACTATTATTGCCGCCAGCACCGCCTCCTGAGCCACCAGCAACACCATTGATTGGGTATCCGCTACCAGCGCCGCCGCCAACAGAAGTAATTGTTGCAAATGCAGAATTAGCGCCGTTTGTCCCACTATTAGCCCCGGGAACGCCGCCAGCGCCGCCAGCACCAACGGTAACTGTGTATGTAGTGGCTTGTGTCACCATAAGTTGCGACTCAGCACTACCACCGCCGCCAGAAGACTGCCCGGAAACAGACGAACGATAGCCCCCGGCACCGCCACCGCCGCCAGAAGCGTAGCTTACAGAAGACCTTGCAGCGCCACCGCCACCGCCACCAGCAATAACTAGATACTCAACAAAATATGTTGAAGGTCGAATTTCCTGCCAAACTGTACCGTCGTACCATTCGGGATAGCCAGTAGTGCTGTTGTGCCTTATCATTCCTACTGCGGGGGAACCCGGGCGTTGGGCAGTTGTGCCACTAGGCAAATCAAAATACCCGGTAGACGCCGTTTCCGAATCATAGATAGTTGTTGCGTCAAGAAACGTCTGCGCTGTAATACGAATCTCAATACGGTCACCAGTGGTGTACGCACGAGCAGTCGTTGATTCTTGCGCACGAACAACTGTCAGTACATCAGTACTGCGAGCCGTGCACTTGACAATCTCCAAGTTGTTGGAGGTGTCAATCAGAGTTGCATAAAAATAGTCACCAGCACCGAGAGTAGGGAAGCGAGCACCTTGCCCGGTGGTCAGCGTAATGCTAGTCGCAGACGAGTTGATACTCGCCGCTAACGTAGCAAACGCATTGTTCGTGAGTTTGATACCCATTCCCCAACTCCTTAGTTAACAGTCACAGTCCAAGTAATGCCGAGCGTATCAGCCGCGCCCTTGTTGATGACTGAGAACACAGTACGGCACAACATCGTGCCAGCAGACGAAGCATTGAACAGACCTGCTTCAGTCACTGCACCAGTGCCAGTACCTGCTGGGAACGTAGCAACATACGCCACGTTGTTAGTGGTAACAGTTGTGGAGGTCAGTGCAACACGACCAAGTTCAGTACCAAGCGTAGTGTCGCCTGCGGCAGCAGCCGTAGTACCAGAACCGATAGCCATGTGGCTCATCGCGGTTGCAGTTGCGTCTTTAATGCGCGAAGCAATAAAGTTTTTGCCAACAGTCACAACGAGGTTCTTTACCTCTTGCTCGTGTTTGATTTGACCGTGTTCGTCCGTCAGAACAATCTTCAGGTCGCCAGTCATTTTGATGGTATCTTGAAGCATGGTTTACTCCTTAGTTAAGTTGGTTTTCGTTCAAGCCGTAACCAGCAAACATGTAACTGTACGACTCCGTGCGAATGGTATATACGATACCAGCATTGGGGTCTGTTGTCAGTACAAACTCACCGTTGACGACAGGTTGATGGATGAGATGACTGTTAATCGTACCGGGCACTGCAAAGTACGTAAACTTGTCATCCGACGCGAAAGCAAAATCATACAAGGGCGTTGACTGCCCAAGAATCAGAGTTGTAATCAGGCTATCTGTGACAGATGCTGTATCTGTCAAAACTTTACTAACATCGAAAGTATTGATTGCATCTGAACCAGTGACAGAATCAGTTGCAACTTTACCGACTTCAACTACCAGTGCGTCCGTAGCCCCAGTAGTAGCATCAGTCAGAACTTTAGTTGTGTTAGTAGTAGCCACATCTGTTGCGGATACAGACTCAGTACGTGCGGTATCAAAAGACTTCGCATCAGAATCCGTAGCCGTAACAGTTTCGGTTTTTGGTAATTCAGGGTTATTAGCAATGGCATCCGTAGCCGATGCACTATCCGTAATGTCAGGGCGCGTAAAGTCTTTCGCCATCACCTCAGACATTGTTACAGGGTCTGGGTCAGCATCAGCATCAACAATATCGTAGTCAAAGTTATAGCCCGGGGTCTTAGCAATGAAGTCCGTCATCTCAACGGAATCAGCCAATACAGTAGTAACATCAAACGAATTCACTGCATCTGACGCAGTAATTGAGTCACTAGGGTTTTTACCTATATCAAACGCATTGAGCACATCAGTGCTCGTAATGGAATCAGTCTTACCCAGACCCGGCTCTCGATACGATGTATCTGTCGCCGCTATGGAGTCAGCAACATCCGGGCGGGTAAGTTCTTTAGCCGCTGCATCTGTAATAGACGCAGAATCAGCAACAACTTTAGAAGTGTCAAACGCATTTACCGCGTCGGCTGCGGCAGCCGTATCAGTCAGGGATTTGCCAACATCTTTACTGTTGATTGCATCTACCACACCGGATGTGGAGTCAGACAATACTTTACCGGTAGTTTTGGCATCAGCATCAGTAGCCTCAGCCGTATCGGTTAGGGTTTTCCCTACGTCTTTTGCATCAGCATCTGCAATATTGATTGGGTCTGGGTCAGCATCTGGGTCAGTTGGGTCAAAGTCGATGTTGCCATAGAACATCCGATTGACCGTATCGTCCATAGTAACGGAGTCACTGAACGACGTATCAAAAGATATTGCTACATCATCTGTTGCCGTGGCTATGTCGATTGAAACTTGGTCAATGTTGAACGCCCGGAAGTCAGACATTATGACTGTCTGATTCTCAAGAGCAGAAGTAGCAACCACAAACGCTGATACCCTGATAACAGGGGTAGGATGCCCAGTAGCCGTGACTCCGCCAGCCGCAGCAATATTGATGGCTACTGAAGCAGTAGTCGCCAACAAGGCTTGCGAAATGACATACGAGGCACGGATGTTTGCCATCAGAAATTCTCCCTCACTGTAAAGCGAAGGGTGTCATACACGGTCTGAATGTCACCGTTGAAACTAATCACAATCTCGCCTTCGTACATGCCGGGGTCTACATCAAGCACACCGCCACTGAAGTTGAACTGTACCTGCCCAGTTGTACCACCACTAAGTTTGGAACAGTTTATAGTTGAAAGTAGTGTAGTTGTACCAGCCTTACGGAACTTTACCTGTATGGTCGTAGTTGACAGGGACAAATCAATGGGCGAGTTCGTAATATCATCAGTCAGCGTCAGGACGATGACTGGCCTTTCGTCGCCTTTTACTAAACGAATGACATCGACAGCCATATTATCCTCACGCTAAGGGGCGCATCTGCACAGTCATTGAAGCGCGTGCTGCGCCAATGTTTGCCCGTGCTCTACGCTCAGTGGTTTTAGAAAGATACTGCTTGGCGTGATAGGTTGCCAGTTCGCGGTCGCTCCAATTCTTATTAGGCATAACCAGCAAATGCTGCAACGCACCGTGCATGATGACATTCTCAAGGTCATCGAACACTGCCTTGTCCATTCCTGTTGCAGTGCGCAATGGTTTAAGAACCACAATCATCTTCAAAGTGTACGCAGTCAACGCATCTGGGGACGGGGCAATCACGAAATTGTCAGGGTCTAGTTGGCAGATATAGCGGGGCGTTGCCTGCTTATCTGGGTCTAAATCAGGCCAACTAGGGAATCGGTTGTACAACTGCTCCAGCGTCACAGGCTCAAGGGGTGAGCCATTGACCGCAGCCGTGATAAAGGCATGCACTTCAGTTTGGAGCGGGTTGTTGTAAGGGTACTCAAATACTCCGGGGGTAAGCGGGGTATTGGGCTGCTCATATCGCCACGCCAACGTCTTCTCACACGCCTCAATTGCTGCATCACGAACATGTTGTTCGATGATAGGCTGAGGACAGCCGGGCACACTAGGAGCCAAGCGGGTAACGAGGGACATGAAGGTGCGGGTACTCATGATGCAATCACCTGTTCTTTAGGTAGCCCGGCTTCTTCAGTATCCGTGATAGCCCGAGACTGTGCACTTACACCCAATGCTTGTGTAAATGACTGCTGGAATAGTTGGGCACGGTTAGAGTTCACATGCTCATTGTCCACAGATTCAGCCAAAAATACAGTCCCATCAACAACTACTGGGAAAAACGCATCCGGCAATAAAGCCACGGTGGCAGAGCCTGCATAATTTGGAGGAGTCTGCGCATATTCCCCAATCAACACTTGGTTTGCGGGGGCTTTAGGGTAAATGAAGAATTTGTTGGGGTTACGAACGTGCCGCATCCAGTTAACTGCGGGGGCTGCGGGGTCGTTCATCCAACCGGGATAGGTTTGGTCAAGAGACGTACGGTCAACTTCCGTTACACCAGCACCGTCTTTGACTTGGAAAATCTCAATGATGCGGACAGAATCCGCAGGCGGAGACTGAAGCACCTGCCCCGCCGTACAGGTAATTTCACCGATGTAGGCAAAGAGGTCAGGACGCAACACAGCCATCCGCTTAAGCGTTTGGTTGGCAAAGCCCAACAGCACCGCATCGCTGTACCGCTGCGGCGCGTTAAGGTCTTGTAGGAGGCGTCTGGCCTCAGTGACTACATCGTTGAGAATCATTCTGGTAGGCCTCGGGAAGCATCAGCATTAACGTCTTCATTTACGTAGACTGGCTCTGCGGGAATCTCCTCCACAGGAGTTTCCAACTTCAATCCAGACTTACGCCCTTTTTGTTTCTTTGGAATAAATTTCTCAGGAAAGGCTTCTTCTTCAGTGATTTCCACACAAGCCGGATTTTCAGCGAGAATTTCATTCCATTCGTAAATTGTTCCTGCTCTATCTCGTAGGTATCGCATCAAGTTCTCCTATCTATATCTAGCCGTTTTACTCGCTATTTTAGCGGGCTGTTTTACAAACTGTTGACCTTTTGCTTTACCTTCGCGCTTTGCTTTGGTAGTTGCCGCATATTCTGCGGGAGTCAACGCCTTAATTGCTTTCTCTGGTAAGTATCGCTCACCAGTCTTACTCGATGGCTTACCACTCTTGGTACGCCACTTCTGGTCTGTCCACTCTTTGAGGGATTTCTGAGGGGCTTTCAATCTTTGTACCCTCCACCAGCAGCCTTGTACTTCTTTGCCACCAACTGTGCCTTACGAGCAGACCACTGCCCAGCGGCTGTACCTTGCACCGCAGCAGCCTTTACTTGCGACACAATACGCTTACGCAACTCTGGCTTAGTATAGTTGCCAGCAGCATTTACTTTTGATTTGGGCTTAGTCTTGGCTACCATTTGACTTTATCCGCCCAATACGCCGCAGACATCTTGCCTTTGGCTATGTTCTTTGCATGACGGGCTTTGAAACTTTTTTGCCGCGCCTTCTCACTTGGTGTGCTAGGGTTTGCCCCCGCACCACTTACACCTTGCTGCCCAAAGCGAATAATTTTCTCTTTGCCGTCAGCACAGGCCTTTACAACATGTGACTTGGTAGGATGTCCCGGCGTTCTCTTAGGAGAATTACAGGGCATCTCAGATTTTTTGATGACCTTAGCCATTAGAGTGCCTCATACCAAGTAGTCACAACACAATCAGTGGGTAAGTCAAGATACAACCCGTTAAAAAATACCATTCCGGGGCTAGGCATATCAACTTGCGTTATGCCTTTACCGTAAGCATTGATTACATAATACGGCTCACCGCCTGTGGGAGCAGCATCTAAATCGTAAAACTTAACAATGGCATCTGACCCACCGCTGTGCATAACCATAACCTTACGGATGAGATGATGCCCCGTAAAGACTTGTCCATCAGCAGATAACTGCGATGCTTTTATGCCATATGGGTCTATATTTGCCACGGTCTTCTCCTTAGAAGAAAGGGGGCCGA